GCGTCCGGGGACTGGCCACGCGCAACGAACTGCGCGAGATCCTCAACCTGGAGCCGCTGCCGGATGATTTCGGGAACCAGATCCCGGCGCGGGGTGAATATTACGACGTGACGAACCCGCCGGAGGGAAAGAGCGGCGGAGAGAACGGAGGAGAAAGCAATGAGCAATGAGCGCGAAGTCCGGTATATGCCGATGGAGGTCCGGACGGAAGAAGAAAAAGAGGGTGTGATCACCGGATACCCGATCGTGTTCAACCAGGAAACCGACCTGGGCGGCGGGATCCGGGAGGTGATAATGCCGGAGGCCATCGGCGACGGGAAGATCCTGCGGGACGTCGCGCTGATGGTCGGCCATGACTTCGGGATGATCCCGCTGGCGCACAGCCGGAACAACAACGAAAACAGCACCATGCAGCTGACGCCGGATACGCACGGCGTACACATGCGGGCGGTGCTGGACGTGGATCACAATCCGAAGGCCGCGGAAGTTTATTCAGCGATCAAACGGGGCGACGTTTCCGGGATGTCGTTCGCGTTTATCGTGGATAAAGAAGAGTGGGAAGGCGTGGACACAGATTCTCCGCTGCGGAGGGTTACGGGATTCTCAAAAATCTTTGAGTGTTCCATCGTCGCGTTTCCCGCGTACCCTGGGACAAGCGTGCAGGCGGCTTCCGAATCCGACGCGCTGGAGAGCGTGAAGGAATCGCTGGAGAGCGAGAGACAGCGGCTTGCAAACGAACGGGCCAGGGAAGCCGAACTGGAGCGCCGGACGGCGGCCTGGGAGCGGCTGGAAAATCTGAAGAAGGAGGTCAGGGAAAGTGAAGTTTGACCTGACAAACAAGACCGCGGAGGAACTGCTGGCGAGACAGCAGGAACTGACCGCGGAGATCCCGGCGGAAACGCGCGACGCGATGACCGCTGAAGAGATCGAAGAGCGCTGCGATGAGCTGGAGGCCATCCGGGCCGAACTGGCCGCACGCAAAGCGCAGGCCGCCGAAGAGGCGGAGGAACGCAAAGCCGTCGCTGATGGCGAGGGCGAGACGAAAGAAGAGCACAGGGAGGAAACAAAAATGACGGATCTGGAAATGCGCGGAAGCGCCCAGTACGCTGAAGCGTACAAAAAGTACATCATCAACGGCGACGACAAGGAATGCCGCAGCCTGCTGACCACGAACGCCTCCGGCGAGCTGCCGGTTCCGGTGCTGGTGGAAGACATCATCAAGCACGCCTGGGAGAGCAACGCTTTCCTGAGCAAAGTCCGGAAGACCGCTTTCCGAGGCAATCTGAAGGTTCCCTTTGAGAAGAGCGCGGATCCGGCGTATGTCCATTCTGAAGGCACGACCGGCCTGACCGAAGAAGACCTGCAGCTGGGCATCGTCACCCTGACCCCGGCGAATATCAAAAAGTGGATCAAGATTTCCGATGAAGCGGTCGCGATGGGCGGCGAGGAGTTCGTGCGCTACATCTACGACGAACTGGCACAGCGCGTGCTGGAGAAACTGGTGAGCGAGCTGGTCGGCAAGGCCAACAGCGCCAGCGCGTCCCACGGCGATACTGCCATCGGTGTTCCGGTCATCAATGAGGCGCCCGGCGTCATGGTCGTGCAGGATGCTGCGGCCCAGCTGAGTGAAGAGGCGACCGACATCTGCGTCGCGCTGAACCCGCTGACCATCCAGGCGTTTAACGCGGCGTACGCTTCCGGCAACTTCGCGATCGATCCTTTCGCTGGCGTGACCGTGATCAAGTGCAGCGCGATTCCCGCCTATTCCAGCGCGGACACGAACGCGATGTACGCGATCGTCGGCGACCTGAAGGCCTTCCAGGTGAACTATCCCGAAGGCGAGGGCATCGTGACGAAGTGGGACGATCTGACCTACGCGGAAGACGACATGGTCAAGGTTGTGGCCCGTCAGTATGCTGGCTATGGCATCACCGCTCCCGGACGCCTGGTCAAGCTGACCAAACCCGCCGGCGGAGAAACGACCTGATGAAGGTCCAGCTGACAAGGTATAACCGCATTGAAAAGGGCAAGGCCGGGGATATCGTCGAGGTATCCCAGGACCGCGCCCTTTTCCTTTTGCAGTACGGGTTGGCTGTACCGGTGGCAATCCGGGAGCAGATCGAGACACCGGAAGAGCCGAAGATCATCAAAAAAACAACAAGGAAGCTGAAAAAATGAGTATGCGGCTGCTGATTGCTGTACCTACGACCGACTATATCCACGCGGATTTCGTGAAAAGCCTTTGCGACCTGACAAGCGAGCTGAACCGGAAGCGGGTCAGCTACGAGGTCGGGATCCAGTCCGGGACGCTGGTGTACATCGCCCGGAACCGGCTTGCGAACAAGGCGGTAAACGAACGGTTCACCCATGTATTGTGGCTGGATTCCGACATGGTATTCCAGCCACAGATCCTGGATGATCTGATGTTCTGCGAAAAGGAAATGGTGTGCGGCGCGTTCGTAAGCAGGCGGCCTCCATACAAACCATGCGTTTATTCTTCCATCAGGAAGGATGAAATCGAAAAGGTAAAGGATTTCGGGACGAAGCCGTTCCGGGTGGACGGCTGCGGATTCGCCTGCGTTCTTGTGACGACGGAACTGATCCAGGCGGTGCAGCTGAAATTCGGAACGGCATTCCAGCCAACAGACTATTACGGCGAGGACCTGGCCTTCTGCTGGAGGGTCGGACAAATCGGACGGGAGATCTGGTGCGAGCCGACCGCACGGTGCGGGCATATCGCCCACGTCCCGATCTGGCCGGGAGAACCACCGGCGACACTATGAGGCGGAGGAACGAAAGATGTTTGCAGAAGTGAAAGAGAGCCTGCCGATCAGCGGGGACGACTACGACGCGCAGATCATCCGCGAGATCAAGGCCTGCGCTCTGGATCTGACAACCAGCGCGGAGATCGTGCTGCCGGGGGAGATTGACATCACCCGCGAGCAGCAGCAGCCGACGACGTCGGAAGAGGAACCCACCTGGGTGATCACCGACGACAGCACGATCACGGATGAGCTGATCATCACGGTGATCTCCATCTGGTGCAACATGCGGATCGGGAATCCGCCGAATTACGCGGACCTGCTGAAAGCGTACGAAAGTTTTAAAGGCCAGCTGAGACTGAGCAAAACTTACACTTCATACGAAGGGGCGACGACGGAATGAGAATGATGACAAGCTGCGTGCTGATCACATTTGAACCGGACGCGCACGAAGTAGGCACCGACCCAGTCCAGGGGCGGCGACTGGTGAAATGCCAGGAGATGACGCTGACGCAGGCGGAGATCTTCCAGGCGGGCGGCGACGGCCTCAGCCCGGAAGCGAAGCTGCTGATCCCGTACGATAAGGACTACAAAGGCGAAAGGGAACTGGAGTACAAGGGCGAGCGGTGGAAAGTCACGCACGTGGATCCCTACAAGGAATACAACGGCGTGCTGCTGCTGATCCGGAGGAAACAGGGCAACAGCGGAAGCGTGGTGAACAGATATGCCTGACGAAGAGAACACGAACACGACGCAGGAAGACGAAGAGGCGACCGAATACCAGAAGCTGGTCAACGACCTGAAGGCGCTGACGCAGGGGGAAACCCCGAACGCGCACACCCTGCCGATGGCGGAGGATGAATGGTACACCCGCCCGGACACGGTGAGCTACGGGATCGTGAGCCTGGACTTTGAAGCGGACGCCTTGAACGGCGACAACACGAAGCTGTCCGCCGCGCACGAAGGCAGCGTGGATCTGTTCAGCATGTCGAAGAGCGGCGCGGGCTGGGTCGAAATGATTACAGACACGCTGAAGAATCACTGCGATGCAAGCTGGAGCCTCAATTCCCACACCTACGAACGGGACACGGGGTTATTCCACTGGGAATGGGTTTTCCAGATCTGGGGGTGAGCGCATGGCGATCACGATGAAATTCACCGGAATGGAAGAGATCAGCGCAATGCTGGATCAGCTGGGAGATCAGGCCAACTTCGTGGCGAGTTTTGCACTGTATGAAGGCGCAGGCGTGATGGCGGATTCCATCAACGCGGCGGCGCGGGCCATCGTCACGGAACCGTTCAGATACGCGGGGCCGGGACAGACGCGATTGCCTTCCCCGGAAGAAAAGGCGATCCTGCTGGAAAACGGATCCATGGGCATCGCGCGGTTCGACAAGAACGGAAGCGAGGTCAACACGTCCGTCGGCTACAACAAGTCCGGATACGCGGACGTGAGCTGGAACCACATGAACAGCGCGGCCAGGACGAACTACAAGGCCGTGAGCTTCAAGGGAAAAGAAAACACGGCCAGTTCGACGCTGCGTTTCATCCGAAGATCGGGAAAAGCCGAACAGTACGGACTGAGCAGCAGCATGGGACACGGCGCCCAGAACAGGAAGCCGGTCGGGGTCATCGCGAACGCGATCAACTCCGGAACGTCCTTCATGAAAAAACAGCCGTTTTTCCGCATCGGCGCCAACAACGGCAGGCGAAAAGCGGAAGAGGTCATACGGGCAACAGTCGAGAGGCTGTTCAATCAAATCATCAATAACAATGGAGCAGGGAGGAAATCTGCATGAATGCGAATGTGGGTATGCGGTATCCGGTATTTGCGCCGGTGGCATCCTATACGCCCGGAACCAGCATCACGTATTCCGCGGGGTACGTATGCGCGGAGGCGATCAGCGCCTCCATCAGCTGGAACCGGTCTGACGGGCGTTTCTACGGCGACGATGTGCAGCTGGACAGCGACAACGGCGTGAACGGCTACACCATCGACTTCAATCCGACGGGCCTGAGCGACAGCGTCCGGAACAAGCTGCTGGGCGAAACCATCGCCAACACCAGCGAGTACACCATCACCGACCAGGCGTCCCCGGACGTGGGCTTCGGCTATATCCGCGTGATGCGGTCGAACGCCGGGGCCAGCGGCCAGGTCGTGGAGCGGTACGAGGGCTGGTGGTACTACAAGGTCAAATTCTCCGTCACGTCCGAAGAAACCCGGACGAAGGAGGAGTCCATCGAATGGCGCACGCCGACACTGAGCGGCAACGGCGCGGGGGTGCAGCTGGATTCCAGCGGCGCCATCAGCTTTGCGGTGCATGAAACCTTTGAAACCTACGCGGCGGCGGAAACGTGGCTGAAGGCGAAGGCCGGAATCACCTGATGAGCGACACCGGGGGCAGGGAAACCTGCCTCCGGATTTTTTGACATAGAAAGGAAGCGCAAACAGTGGACAATATCAGCATCAAAATCGGGGATCGGGAGATCCCGCTGCGGTTTAAAATGACCGAATTCGCAGAAATTGAAGAGGAGATCGGGAACCTGGGCGAGGTCCGGGACCTGCTGCTGAAAGGGAAGAAACGCATCCGGAACATCGCGGCGGTGATCCGGATCCTGGGAAACGCGGGACTGAAGCACGCGGAGGAACCGGCGGACCTGACGGACGAATGGCTGCTGGAAAACATGAATCCGTACGAGCTGATGGCGTATCAGCTGGCGGTGATGGCGTGCATGACAAAAGAGAGTGAAAGCCAGGCGGCGGCGGAGGAAGACAAGGATAAAGAAGTCGACGTCGTGCTGGAGGAAATAAACAGAAAAAAAGAAACAGTGAATTCACATACCGGCGCGTGATTCACTGGGGACTTGTGGCCGGACTGACATACACCGAAATGCAGGAGTTATCGCCGGGAATGATCGTGGACTGCTACGTCTGGCGGCGGAAGTACGACGATCAGCAGCACGGCATCCGGAGGGAGTGAAATAAATGGCAGGCGTCAGCGTCAACATCGGAGTTTCCGGGATTGCGCAGTTTAAAAGCGCCATGTCTGACGCGCAGGCCAGCGTCAAAACGCTGGACGCCGCGCTGAAAAACAACGAGAAGCAGCTGAAGGCCGACGGGGACGCGGAACGCTACATGGCGGCGCAGGCAAACGCGCTGAACGACAAGCTGAAGCTGCAGAAGAGCATCGCGGACAACGCGCAGAAGGCGCTGCAGCAGATGGAAGCCAACGGCGTGAGCAAAAGCAGCAAGGCGTACCAGGAAATGCAGCGGCGAATGATCGAAGCGCACAGCGCCATGCTGGACACCCAGAACCAGATCAACGAGCTGGGGACGACGGCGTCGGACGCCAGCGGAAAGACGGACCAGCTGGCGGCGAGCCTGGGCGGGCTGAACAAAAAGGTCAGCCTGGAGCAGGTGCGCAGCGCGATCAGCTCCATCACGACGGGGCTGGAGAACGCGGCGAAAAAGGCCATTGACCTGGGGCAGAAACTATGGGACACGATCATGGAGAGCGCCAGCCGGGCGGACGATTCAGCGACGGCGGCGCAGATGTACGGGATCGACCTGGACACCTACCTGCGGATGCAGAAGCTGGTGGCCGGTGGACTGGACACGACGGTCGAAAATATCCTTTCAGCACAGGACAAGCTGAAGCGCGGGATCGGTGGCGAAGGTGAAACCATCAAGGGATATCTGAAAGACCTTGGACTGTTGCAGTCGATACCTGGGAAAAACGGCGAAACAGAGCAGCTGATCACAGAAGACACGACGAAACTTTTCTGGGAAGCCGGTCATGCAATCTTGGAAATGGGTGATGCCTATAAACAGGAAGCTGTCGCCACGGCGCTGTTCGGGAAAAGCTGGAAAGAACTGAAGCCACTTTTTGAAACATATAAGACCCTGGATGAATACAACGCGGCGCTGGAAGAGCAGACGGTCGCCAGCGAGGAATCCGTACGGAACCTGGCGGAGCTGAACGACGCGGTGGGGAAGTTGGAAAGCAGCTGGACGACGCTGAAGGACGAGCTGCTGGGCGCTATCGCCCCGGCGCTGACCAAAGGCGCGGAGGCGCTGACGGGGCTGCTGGACAAACTGACCGAATACCTGAAGACAGACGAAGGCCAGGAGATGCTGAACAAGCTGGGCGAAGCGGTCGAGGGGCTGTTTGAAGGCATCGCGAACATCAGCACGGAGGAGATCGTCGGAAAGTTTGAATCCGTAATGGGCGCGATCACGGACGCGCTGACCTGGATCAAGGACAACAAAGAGTCCGTCGTGACCGCGCTGGAGGCCATCGGAATCGCCTTCGCCGGGATGAAGCTGGCGGGAATCGCACTGGATATCGCAAAGATCGTCAGCGGATTCAAGACGCTGTGGGAAGGGGCGAACAATCAGCTGCCGCAGATGCCTGGAGAAGATTCAACACCGACGCCGACGACACAGAAAACGCCTGGAACAAAAACACCGAAAACATCGAACCCGACAGGAAGAACAAGCCCAATCGGAGGCGGCGCGGGCATGGCCGGTTTGGGCTATGTCGCTGCGATCGCGCTGGCGGTGGACGGGTATCTCAACGACAAGGCGACCTTGCGCGCAATGCAGGAAAAAGGCGCGCAGTCCATTGAGGAATACGCCGGGAAGAGCGCGACCTACGGCGGGAACGAGTACTACGACCTGTGGGACCTGTGGAAAAAGTACGGCACCGTGAACGGCGACCCGGCGGACCGGCTGAAAATGAACGATTTCGCAGAGCATTATATGCAATTCTGGAACGACGAAATCACGGACCCGCTGCTGGACAATATCCTGGGCGCCATGACGGAAGAACAGTTCGAGAACTTCCACGACATCATGCAGCGGATCAACAACGGCGAGCAGTTCTATTCGGAGGAAGACCGGGCCGCACTGAGCCAGGCCGTCACAGACATGATCGGCGTGATCGAGGGGCTGATGGAAGAAAACCCGATCCCGACAGAGATCGATCCGCAGGTGCCGGACAACGCCGCGGAGGTGATCGCCTCACAGATCGGCACGGTGCCGGTGATGGTCAGCCCGTACAGCCGGATGCAGCTGCCGGGATTCGCGAACGGGCTTCCGTATGTTCCGTTCGACGGGTACGCGGCGGTGCTGCACAAGGGCGAGCGGGTGGTCCCGGCACGGGAGGCCGGAAGCAGCCGGAATTTCAGCAGCAATCTGTATGTTGAATCCATGTACATGAACAGCGGAACGGACGCGGAGGGGCTGGCGGCGGCGATGGCCGCGGCGCAGCGGCGGACGATGAGCGGATACGGGAGCTGATAGAATGCAATCATTTTTCATCTGGAATAACCGGGACTGCCGGAGCATGGGGATCACCCTGGCGGGGCCTGCGCCCATCGTACGCCCGGAAGAGCGGGTCAAGCACGTGGAGATTCCGGGCGTGGCGGGGGACCTGACAGAGATCGAAGGGGAAAACATCTACAACTCCTACATCCAGACGGTGAGCATGACGGTGACGGACCATTTTAATGTCAGGGACGTGTTCGAGTGGCTGCGGGGGAGCGGGTACGTAACCTTCAGCGGGGAGCCGGACCGGAAGCAGGCGGCGCGGGTGATCGGCGCGGTCACGCTGAACCGGATCAGCCGGAACCTGGACAAATGGCAGGGCGAGGTGCAGTTCTACTGCCAGCCGCTGAAGGAACTGCTGAAGGAAACGCCGGTGACGCTGACGGCCAGCGGGACGGTGAAGAACACGGGGGACGTGGCCGCGAAACCGCTGCTCAAGGTGACGCCCAGCAGCACCAGCTGCAGCGTGAAGATCGGGGACGACACGATCACGGTGACGGGAACCACCAGCGGGACGGCGATCTGGATCGACAGCGAGACGATGGAGGTCTGGAACAGCGACCGGAGCGCCACCATCACAAAGAACAGCTCCGGAAATTTCCCGGTGCTGCAGCCCGGCGCGAACACCGTGACGCTGACCAGCGTCAGCAGCATTGAGATCACGAAAAGGGAGCGGTTCCTGTGATTTGCGTATTCGACAAGAACAACACGACGTTCACCGGGAACGGGGACGCGGTGCTGATCCCGACGGAAGCGAAAGTAAAGATGGTCGCGGGCGGGAACTACGACATGACCATGACGCACCCGATCGATCCCTACGGGAAATGGCAGCACCTGGTGCCGGGGGCGGTGATCCGGGTGCCGGTGCCTGAGGAGGAAATCGCCAACGCCTGGGCCGGGTACGACGTGGACATCTACAAAACGACGGCGGAAACGGCGCTGCGGGAAGGCCCGGAGGCGCCGACCACGATCACCTATTCCAGCTGGTCCATGTCCGCACTGTACAGCATCGGGGACAAGGTGACATACGGGGGGAAAAACTACAGGTGCACCTACTTCGACGGGACAAGCAGGCAGGTCACGGTTCCGCCGCCCGCCAGCGACTGGTGGAAGGAAATCCCGCGGACGACAAGCGGGGCGGCGGCGCTGGTGACGCTTCCGGCGGGGTCGGAACTGTACTTCGTGGAGAACTACAACACGGACTGGTACAAGATGTCCACATACTACGGGATCGTGGGCTACATCGAAAAGAGCAGCGTCACGTTCTACCGGCACCAGAGCGCCAGCGAGGTGCAGCCGCGGATCATCACGACGCAGCTGCTGCGGATCACGAACGCCACGGTGGACACGAAGAACAACACCGTCAGCGTGACGGCGCAGCACGTGAGCTACGACCTGAACGGTGTGATCGTCCAGGAGGTGGCGATCAGCCAGGCCTCCCCGGCGATGGCCATCGGCAAGGTGACGGAAGCCTTCATGATCGATTATCCGGGAACCATCGCGACGAACCTGGACGCGACGAACCACGGCACCTACACGGAAACCATCAAGGGTAAGACGGGCATGTACTGCCTGATGGATCCGGACAAGGGAATCGCAAGCCAGTTTGAAGCGGAATTCCGGCGGGACAACTGGGATCTTTTCATTATGGAAAAGACGGATACCGACCGCGGATTCAAGATCAAATACCGGAAAAACCAGCTGGGGGTCAGCTGGGCGCGGAAAAGCGACAGCCTGGTCACCCGCGTGGTTCCGGTGGCGAAGGACGAGGGCGGCGCAGACCTGTACCTGCCGGAAAAGTGGATCGATTCAACGCTGATCAGCAATTACCCGATCATCCGGATGGAAATGCTTTCCGTAAAAGGCCAGGTCGGGAAGGACAAGGGAACCGGCGACCAAAGCACCTGGACGGAAGCGGACCTGCTGACGGAGATGCGGACGAAGGCCGGGGAGCGGTTCAGCGTGGACAAGGCCGACCAGATCCAGCAGGAGATCACGGTGGACTTTGAGATGCTGGGCGCCACGGCGGAATACGCGGACCTGCGGGGCCTGGAAAAGGTGCTGCTGTACGACGTGGTCACGGTGGAGGACAGCGAGATTGGGCTGAATGCGCAGCTGACGGTCACGGAAATGGAATGGGATCCGATCCGGCAGAAGATCACAGCCATCAAGATCTCAAACGTTTCCGACAAGGGCGGGAAGAACGTCACCGGATACAACGTCGTGAACAAATCCATCGGCGCGGCGAAACTTTCCGACGACGTGGCCGGGGAGATCGTGAACCAGGTCGTGGATATTATCCCGGAATTTTCTGATCAGACCGGCGACAGCGGCAGCCGGTTGAATACGGTGGATTATGCGGGGTTTGTTGCCGCGGGCGGAGGAAACGCAAACAAAGTCTGGAAGACGGACGGCGACGGGAACCCGGCCTGGCGGGAGGAAGGCGGCGGGATCGACGTCATCGACAACCTGACCAGCTCCAGCACAACGGATGCATTAAGTGCCAAACAGGGCCGGGTGCTGAATGAAACAAAACTGAACGGGAAAAAGATTACGCTGACAAACGGAAGCGAGGTTACATTCACATTACCGAGCAGCAGTACGGTGTTTATGGTTGTTGTTTCAAGGTCAGGCGTTTCGTCCACTTCGGCGGAAGGTGTATATATCGGCGGCGGTGGGTCGAACAACAGCCACGTTACGGCAATCGGCACAGCAGCGTCAAACCTTCAAATCAGCATGACCGGAAACACGCTGAAGATGACAGCCGGGACAAGCAATATGATCGCGAACGTCATGTGGGCGGAATAGGGCGGTAAAGATACAAGGAGGTCGGACAAAAGTGGACAGGATATTCCACGAGGACATTGTAAAAATCGATCTGGCAAACAGCGGAAATATTCACCGGACGTTCATGAACCGGACAATCGGAAAAGACGATGATTACG